GAATTAGTAGCATACGATTAATACTTGCCAAAGATCTTCTCATATTTTGAAGACCTACTGGATTGTCTGTGTGAAATGTAATGATTGGAAAGTCGTCTTTAGTATATTCACCAGAGAAAACTGCCTTTTCTAACCAATTCATAAAGTCATATCCAGTATAATCTGGATCTGTATCTCCAAGGTCGTGATCTAAAGAGATATGAGTAGGATTTTCAGTTGCTGTTAAGAACATCATATCCTTTACAGTTGATACGAGAGTCCAACCTTCTGGTGGTGTTCTTACATCATCAAGATACAATTTCATTGTTAGTTTTTTTCTGTGAGAACATTTCTTTTAATAAAATTAATTATAAATTTGATGTGTATGAAGTCATCATACAATAAAAAAGCACCCATGTGAAGGAGTGCTGTGACAGTTTAGGAAGTGGTCTACTTCCTCAAGTCTCTTTGTAACTGTCGTCTCTCACTCACAGAGAGCACCACTTCCTTGACACCAACTTTATCTTTTGCTTTCTGAACTACTTTCTTTACAAGGGGTTTGATTAACTTTAATAAAATCTCTGCTAATGGTTTACCAAAGACTGCTGCTGTTGCTGCTGCCATAGCAATCGTAACTGTTGTTATAACTTCGTTTGCTGATGGTAAATACTGTTCTACGAATGTGGGTTCTTCTATTATCTCTACAGTTTCTTCATTATTTTTCTTTTCACATCTTTTAAATTGCTCATTATATTCCTCATCTATTTCACAAGAAGGAATAGTAATTTCTGGTGTTTTTGGTATAGAAACCTGAGGAGTTTCAGGTATTTTAGTATCACCTTCAAGATCTAACTTTGGTGTTATTGCTTCTGGTGGTCCAGTTAATTTTACATCTTCTTCCGGATCATATTCAATTGGATTGAAAGAAGGAACTTGACCATCACAAAAAACAACATTTCCATTTGGATCATCTTTAACTAATCCCGGACCATTAAGATTTGCTTCTACACATCCAGGAACATCGACTATCGGTGTTCCAATAGTTAAAGTAACTGGTGGGGAATTTGGTAATGATATAGGTGGACCAGTAAAAATACTTCTTATGGGTGGAATACCAGTTGCGGATATTTCTTCAATCCTTACATCATTAATTTGTGGCATTAGTCTTTAAAGATATTTGAAACTGCTGTAAAAAAATGAAAGAAAATTACATACAGGAAAAATTTATCTTGATTATCCCTTTTCTTTTTTGCTGGGACTGATCTATCCATTTTTTAAATAATAAAACATCTTTACTATTTAACACTTCTCATAAATTTTTTAGAAAGGCAATACACCACCAGTTTGTGCTGGTAGTTCAGGAACTTCTGGCATCTCTGGCATAAGACCTTCAACCATACCAGGAAGTGCCTCTGTAATTGCTTCAGTAACTGCTTCTGTTGCCTTTACTCTGGCATCCTCAATGAGAGCATCCTTATTCATATAAAGGTATGCTCCTGCACTAACTATTGAAAGTGATACTAATCCCGAAAGTAATGCGATTCCGTTAATTACTTTTTGCATTTTAGTTCTTACCTTTTGTTATAGGCCATGTAATATGTAGGGTATATGTCAATAAAGTTATAAATCCAAATACAAATAAAGTACTCATCACTCTATCAAAGTTCCTTGTGCTCTTCTTCCCTCTCATCAACACCTAATATATAGTAGATAGCATAACCCGCCATGCAAACAGAAAGAAATACCATAAAGATCACTGACCACACAGGATCATTTACGTTATCAAGTGGACGAAGAATCAGTTTCATCAGTAGTAGATATACTTATAATATCTAGTCCTTCTACTTTAGATGGTGTTGATTTTATAATTGGTTTATCTTCATTTTCCCACATTTCTACAATGTCTTCTGCCTGCTTATCGACAGATGCCATTTCCATTCGGACTTTACCCTCCATCCATTTCAACCACAACCATTCAATAAACCCTAATGCAAGATGACGAACAATAGGGTTTTTTTTATTTGCCCATCTTTTGAACTTTGTATACCAAGTATCTTCACCACCCCATTGAGACTCAAACTTCATGTAGTTTTTTTCTCCTCTTCATCTTTTGGTTTAGGAACAGGAACTGTTACCGTTGTTTTTTGTGTTCCCCCACCATTTCCATTAGACTTTGATGGTGTTACACCAAAGGTTGCTAATGTACCAGTAAAAACACTGGCAATAAAAGTAGGGTCAATTTTTTGCTGAGGTATTCCTGGAATTGAAACATAGTTTAAAGTTAAGATTGCACCAGTCCATATCAATACAATTAATCTAACCAAACTTGAAATTCCTTCTTCATGCCAATGGAATCCATCATCATCATGATCTTTCTTCTTTTTTGGAAGCATTGATCTGATAGTTTTGATCATTACTATTTAGTAATATACCCTTCATCAACCAAGTATTTTCTTGTTAATGGAGTGGGTTCATAAATCTCCCACATCTTACCAGTAGAACATGCTGCAAGAGCATCCGCAGTCATTCCTTCAGTTCTACCTGCCCATGATGCTTCTGCTTCCCACGGAACAGCAGTTTTTGGATAAGTTCTTTCTGCCATTTCTTTCCAAATAAAAGGAACATTATCTTCAGGAAGAATAATAGCAATCATTGAATTATCAATTGTTCCTGCCATACAATCTTGTGCTACGTGCCATCCTTCATGTCTAACCACACTCATTAATGTAGATTGTCTACCCATGAATGCATCATTCAGAAAGAAGTTATTACTTACGGTATGATAAACACCACGATTACCTACAGGAAAATATTTCTGATCTCCTAGAAAAACCATAACTCCGATCTTATCAAGGGAGTCCAACATCTCATTAAACTCAATAGCAACAGCAGAATAATCAGAGTTGGGATAATTATCTTGAATGTCTTTGATACTTTTGATTCTTTGAACATTATCGGTGCATTCCCGTAAGATCATGCAACCCAAAGAATCATTAGTATAGTATCCTTTAGTTATTTTTTCATCTCCTGCATATGCTGTTCCTGCTAGTGCAGCACATCCAAGAAGAGATAGTAAAAGTTTTTTCATGTATAATATGCCTCAAAATATTTAATAATACCATTAGTATTTACATTACCTTGAGATACCCAATCATGAGCACATTCATACATTGATTGATTAGTGTATTCGGGTAATGATTCTTTTAGTTGACTACCATATTTAGTAAGAAGAACTTTAAGTGCCGACTCACGAAGTTTTAACTTATTTTCACTGTAACGCCAATCTTCAATCACCTAAACTGCTCCCAACCAGTCCCAGATTGCCAACCACCAACACCAATCGGATTCAGTTGTGTTGTAGTTTTACCACTATTAGTAGCAATATTATAAATCACCTCATGAATATTTTTTGGTTCTATTGTATCATCTTCATACAATAGTTGTCCATCAGATACTGCATGTTCATATGCTTCTTTGATAGTCATTTGACGATCAGATAAGACTGCCGGACCAAACCAAGAATCATCTTCCAAATACTTCGGAGCAAGAACCCCTACAAAAGAACCATATCCTTGAGTGAAGTATCCAGGACCACATTCAAATAATGATGCTTCTAAGTTGTCAATTAAATCTAAAGTCATGCCCATACCATTTTCTTAGTGTAATCATATGCATAAAGTTCTCTATTACCTTTGATTCCCCATCCTAACCAGTAGTATGCAGGTCTCATGTAATAAGATACTGTTTGTCCACCACCCTCAAATTGTGGAAGAACACGTTGAAAGATAGGTTCATTAATCATCCAACGAACTTGGCAATCTAATTCACTTGGATTGCAATCATACTTCACTGCAAAGTTTCCAAGTCCTCTATAACGATTGATAGAAGTCCACTGAATCAATCCATAACCACCTCTCAAACAGTTCTCATAAGTAACACGAGCACCACCCTCACAAATGTTAGCAATGAACTTAGATTCCTGTTGAATGTTTCCCATGATTGTTGCAAGTGCATTACGATCAGAGATCTTTGTGTGCTCTTGTAATGCTGCTAAAACAACTTGCTCATTAGGAGTACAACTAGGACACTTCCAAGTCTCTTCCTCTATAAGAATTTCTTCTACAGGTTCTGGTTCCTGTGTCACTTTGATTTGATCAGGTTCTGGGGAAGGGATTGCAACTACACTTGCAAGAAGTCCAATTCCAAAAAGTGATTTAAACATTGTCTCCAAGATATTCGAGTGAGTAAATTTCATGATCCTCAAGATTAGGGTCTAACCATTCGGCAAACTCTGACTGAATCGCATGAGCATCTTCTACAGATTTTAGCACATCATCCTTCTTCATGTCACACAGAATGTGCATTCTGTCAACTGCCCAGTCATGAGTCACCTGTAGAGTCTTTTCCAAAATTTCCATAATCTTTCCGCATGTAACGGCCGAGAATGTTGCTATTATAGTATGCTGGTGCTCCGTTGTCAAGTGCCTCTGATAGCACATTATTTAGAAACAACTGCTTGGTCTCCTCAAAGTTACAGTCTCCCTTCTTCTCATGAAGACTTAGTATTACTCTACTGAAGAACTCTTTGCCGTATCTTTTTATATCTTCCTTTAACTCAGGACAAGAACCATAATATTTCTTCCAATCAGATTCTTGTTTTACTTTTCTCTTTTTTCCTGGTGGAGTTCTGAATGACCAAAAGTATTTCCTTCCAAGGTATTTTCTACCGGTGGTCTTATTGGTAATACAGTAAACAAAACCAAAGTAATTCCCAATAGCATCAGACTCAAAAGGTTCATTATTGTATATCCAAGAATTCTCATAACTCATCTTATAGAATTCAATGAGCTATTATTTATCTTTAACGGGGACAAACCTAGTCTACATAAAAAAAGGAGACTTGTCAAGCCCCCTTTGAGTATTATGTGAGTTTTCTAACGCAATCCAACTTCTGTGTCTTGACGACGTTGTGTTCCTACAACTGCATTTGCTCTAGACCTTAGATTTTTAGCAGCAGTTCCTCTCTTACCAAAGTCTCTATTTGGATTTTCTTTCCAGTCATCTACTTTTCTAGTCATTCTTTCTCTAGAGAGAGGAAGGTTAGTTGGTCTCGGTGATCCGTATGCCTCTAGAATGTTCTCAATGTCCTCAGAGTCAATCTCATTGACCATCAACCATTCCGCCTCTTGGAGGTCTTCTGCGATGCCGTAGTCGCACAGGAACTCGACTACTACATCATATGTCTCAACCTCTTCAGACATTCTCTTAGCAGCACTACCTGCCCTATCAGAAACCTTCTGTAATCCACTAGCAATTCTACTCTTAATTCCTTTTTTGATATTACCAGGAGCATTCTTGACTGCCGTCACTGCTTTACTACCAGCAAGTTCTGCTCTACGTTTTGCTCTTACAGCACTATCTTGTGCATTTTGAGCACTTCCTTTTGCAATTATACCAGCAATTTGAGCACCTGCTTTAACACGTTTTGCAGTATCAGTTGCTTTTTTAACACCCGTTGAGACTCTTGCTTTAAGACTTTTACTTGAATCTCCTTGAGCACTTTTAATTTTTTTGTCAATTCTGTTTTGGGTTCTTTCTGCTTTTCTTTTTGCAAGGTCTCTCTTATCTTCAGACCCTATCGTTACCCTTGAATTTTTCTGCGCTCTTACAGGAGACATCCTTGTGGATTTTTGGTAACGATCACTAGCAGTAACTCTTTCCGCACCCTTTTTACCCCCAACCACTCTCTTAACTGCTCCCTTTAACCTACTCGCAATAGATTTTTTCTCTGGGGATTTTTTAGTAGATGGAATAGATGGAGTAGATGTTTTTGTAGCACCCATTCCTGTTGATGCTGGTTTTTTCTTTGCTTCTTTTCTTGCTTTTCTTTCTGCTTCCTTAGCATCCTGTTCTGCTTTTACTTCAGCATAAGACTTAGAACCTTTACGTGCTTTTTTTGCTGCTCTTGCTTCATTTAAAAATTGAAAATCTTCTTCAATATAGTCGTTAAAACCTTCTTCGATGTCATCAATATCATATCCTTCTTCAAGAAGATCTGAAACAACTTCTTCTACAATATCTTCTAACTCTTCATCAGAAAGTTCTAGTTCTTCATCTACTTGAGGAGCATAGATACTCTCATACAAACTTCTGATTTCTCCGTACTCGGACTGCGATAAAGCTCTCATCGTAATTCTTAATTAACTCTTTATAAGAATATTTATAAAAAAA